TGATTTTGTGTGAGGGATTAAGTGCTATGTCGGGTATTGTATCTGGGTTATCCAGTGAAGACCGCGACAACATTGGTATATATCCTTTAAAAGGTAAGCTTCTAAATGTTCGCGGAGAAGTTTCCAAGAAAATCTCCGAAAATAAGGAAATCGCGGATATCAAGAAAATTCTCGGATTGGAAAGTGGAAAAGTCTACGATTCTTTAGAGAAAGTTCATTCGTGTTTGAGATATGGCAAAATCATGGTAATGACCGACCAAGATTTAGATGGAAGTCATATCAAAGGTCTTTGTATTAATCTGTTTCATAGTGAATGGGAAGGTCTTATGAAAATACCCGGATTCATCAGTTTCATGAATACTCCCATTTTACGAGCAAAGAAAGGAACTCAAACACTCTTGTTCTACAATGACGGAGAATACATGACGTGGAAACAACAAATGGACCCTAATGAATTGTCTAGATGGACAATCAAGTATTTTAAGGGTTTAGGAACTTCGACCGCCACAGAATTCAAAGAATATTTCGCCAACAAAAAAATTGTCGACTTTGTCCACAGTGGTAAAATCAGCGATGACACAATAGACAAAATCTTCAATAAAAAACGGCCAGATGATCGTAAGACTTGGTTGGAAAACTACAACAAATTATCTTATTTAGATACGAACCGACCACAAGTGCCTTACGAAGAGTTCATTGACCAAGAAATGATTCATTTCAGTTCTTATGATTGTGCTCGTTCAATTCCTAATGCCATCGACGGTTTGAAAATATCTTTACGTAAAATCTTATATGCGGCTTTCAAGAGAAAACTTACATCGGAAATCAAGGTGGCTCAGTTTTCAGGATATGTGTCTGAGCACTCGGCATATCATCACGGTGAAGCTTCTTTGAATGGTGCGATTGTGAATATGGCTCAAACATACGTGGGTTCAAACAATATTAATTTGTTGGAGCCCAATGGTCAGTTTGGTTCGCGTCTTCAAGGTGGCGATGACAGTGCTTCGGAAAGATACATCTTTACATTATTGAATCCTCTTACAAGATATATCTTTCCGGAAGCGGATGATGCTATATTGAATTATGTGGATGATGATGGAACTATTGTCGAGCCTGAACATTACATTCCGATCATTCCGTTTTCCTTAATCAATGGTATTTCAGGTATTGGAACTGGATTTTCGTGTTCGATTCCTTCGTTCAATCCTGTGACCATCATACAATATTTGAGAAATAAATTGAATAGTCGTTCTAATGAAATGATTGAGTTTGTGCCTTATTACGAAGGGTTCAAAGGAACCGTTTCGAAAATAGAAGGTGAATCTAAATATCTCATCAAGGGTGTGTATGAGAAAATCGGTGAAGATAAAATCAGAATCAGTGAACTCCCCATTGGAACTTGGACAATGCCATACACAAATATGTTGGAGCAATTGATGGATGGTGCCACGGATAAATCTGGAAAGAAAATCACGCCAATCATCAAAGATATGGTGTCCTTTTCAACAGAAGTTAATGTCGATTTCACCATAACATTCGCCAAAGGTAAACTACAAGAACTCGAGAATAAAGCACTAGATGCGAATGGTGTAAATGGTGTAGAAAAGGCTCTGAAACTAGCTACAACAGTAAGCACAACTAATATGCATATGTTTGATGAAGATTCTAAATTACATAAATACAACAGTGTGGAAGAAATCATTGATGGATTTACTAAAGTTCGATTGGACAAATATGAGAAGCGAAAAGCCGCACAGTTAACGGATATGCGGCAAAAACTAGTGAAGTTATCCAACAAGGCCAAGTATATCAAACAAACACTCAATGGAACAATTGACTTAAGACGTAAGACGGCCCAACAAATTACTGAATTGTTGGAGTCGATGGAGTTTGTGAAATTGGATGGTGATTACAAGTATTTGATTAAAATGCCGATGGATTCCGTTTCAGAAGAAAATGTAGTGAAAATTATGGAAGACAAGGAAAATATGACAAAAGATTTAGATGAATTATCTAAAACAACTGTCGAGACAATCTGGTTGCGGGAATTGGATATGTTGGAGCAACAATATGGTATTTATAAGAAACGACGCGAAGAATTACAAAAAGAAAAGCCTCAAGGAGGAGGGTCTAAAACAAAGACGTCGTCTACTGCCAAGAAACCAAAAAAGAAATAGGTCCTATAGATCTGATAAAACATAGTATAGATAAAACGTACTACAGATAAAAACTAAATATCAACACACATATTTTTTATTGATATTTAGAAGAATGGTTTGATTTCGAGTTGTTTGTATTGACGGTCGTGATGTAATGGAAGGTCCATTGGAGTCACTAATGTACTTTGGTCCTTCATATATTTCAAGTATCCGACAGCTTCTTTATAAACAGTAGGAATCACGTAATCCCACACAAGTTTATTTAAGCGTGCGACTTGTTCTTTGATTTGTGTAGGTTTGTGTTCGGCATATTGTAAATATGTGCTTCTCATAACGATTTTCAATTGATCGACGTTTTGAGGGGGAATCACAATTTGTTTGTCGGACATATCATACACACCAGCACGGAGACCATTTTGTAGAATCTGGACATTTTCCGCCGAGAAAAATACTTTGGACAACATATTTTCCTCCCAATCATTACCGGCCAAGGCAGAGAAATATCCCGTGGACTTATTTTTGAGACCAATACGTTCTTGCATTTTGAAAATAGCATCGGGGTCTTTTTGTTCAATAATATTGACTCTTCCATTATAATAATCTTGTGTAAGTATTTTTTTAGAATATTCTTTTTCAAATGCTGTTTGACTATCTTTTTCCATATTTATCTTACAACTATTATACTTTGTATATAGAAATAATTGTAGAAAGAACATACAAAAACAAAACTCAAAAATAAAATAAACACCTAAAATATATCGAACACCATTATGGATGCTTTTTACAAAATTATTATAATGATTTTCCTATTTTTAGCATTTGTATCTTGGTATACAGATTGTTATTCTAGGAAACCAACTGTAGGAGAAGTCTCGGCCATTTTAATGAATGAAATGGATAATTTAGCCAAATAATTGAAAAAATATCACCGCATATAATATATGAACTTTTATCTATTAGTATCTGGAATCGCTTTATTAATATTAATTATTGTATTAACAACCATTGGATTATTAGCGAAGAATAGTGAATACAAAGGACAATTTCCACCCAACGCCGCACAGTGCCCTGATTATTGGCAAATGGATGGTTCTATGTGTATTGTTCCCAGCGATGAAAATGCTTTGAATGCTGGCAAACAACCTTATGCCAATCCAGTTGGATTTCAATACATCGACCACAACGGTAAAAAAGCAATTGATTTCAAAGACTCATTATGGACACAAGATTTGTTACCAGATGATGCCAACAATAATTGTGGTCTTACTGCTTGGGCAAATTTGAACAATGTTCTGTGGGACGGTGTTTCGAATTCTTCCTTGTGTGCTTCTACTATAAATGAATATTCTGAAAACTACACCATCAAACAATAATCTAGTCTTTTTTGTGTATGTTATGTATATACAAAAAACAATGCAACCCTTTCATATGATTATTATTGCTGTGGCTATATTTGTGTTAATCGCTACAACTATATTAATGTACATCTCATACAATAGTAAAAATCCGTTATACCCACCAGTGTCCGTAGACTGTCCTGACTATTGGAAACTAGACGCCAATGGTCTCTGTGAAATTCCACAAGACGGCACCAATATGGGTAACATTAAAGGACATCAAGTGTATGAATACGAAATGATAAACCGTAAAAAAAACTATTCGCTTTTACCTAAAATGTTTAATAAATTCACTAAAAAAGAAGAAGTTGGAAAACCTTATTACGAAACTTTAGGATATTATACAAAAGACTTTCCACACGGTTACAATGAGAAAACCCCACAAATAAACAAAGTCAATTTCAAACACGTTAATTGGAATATATATGGCTCGGGTTTGTGTGAAAAACAAAAATGGGCAAATGTTCATAATATTGCTTGGGATGGCATTTCTAATTACAACCACTGTAAACCCCCAGAATAAAGCAATAATTATACAATTTAATGTGTTGTTATATTCAGGTTCTCAACAGGTTCTCAAAACACTGAAAAATATTTTGTAGAAAAAATAGAAATAAAAATCACAATAAAAATTCTGGATGGTTTTTTTACACGAAATATTTTTCAGTGTTTTGAGAACCTGTTGAGAACCTTTAGAAATCTTGAGGACCATTTTGTTGGAGATTATTAACAAAATCTTCTAAATCATCTTTCAAAGGATTCGTATCAACTTCTCTGTAAAACGGTGGTAATGTGGGTATATCGGCAGTTGTAGGCGATGGCTGCATATGGTCGATTATCTTCTTATATTTTTCTGTTTGAAATTTTATGAGGTCTTTTGTGGTTTGTTTTGAATACGTGGTTCTCAAATAATCCCACAATTGATGGAATGAATAAATTAAAAAAATAGAAATTAATATATTTATGATGAGCTTCAACCACATATAAATCTATATCATACACATATAATTGGGCTTATTGTATTTTACGAATAAGCAAAAAATTGATTTTGAAAAATTGAAAATTGAAAATAATATAGAAAATTCTTGCTATTATATCACAACAATATGCCAGTTATCTTGATTATAAATAAATTAGGAAGTGTCAAGGAATTGAACATCAAAGAATATGACGAAAAAGATTTATATAAAAAGGCCGGTTTCAAAAGCGACACTGATTTCCAAAGACACCATCAATGGGACATCGAACTTAATGGTGAAAAAATGGCCATAAGCATTTATGGAAAAACATCCGGAAGAGCTGGTCAAGAAAATAAATACGAATTGCCACCTCCAGTAGACAACACACTGTTCTTTGGTAGTGTAGTATTATTGTGTATGAATACTGAAGACGAAGTCATTTCAATGTCTTCTGATAAATGGGAAAAGATTTACGAGGCATTATATGGTGGTTTTGAAGACATTGGTGAAAGCGACGAAGACGAAGAAGATGATGAAGATATATATGACGATATTCCTAAAACCAAATCTGGATATGCCAAAGACGGATTTGTGGTGGATGATGGAGATGATGATGACGAGGCAGATTATGATGAATCAGACACGGAATCCGAGGAAGAGGTCATACAAAAGAAATCCAAAAAAAAGTCTGGTGGTGGTAAAGAAAAACCTCCTACAGTCGGAAAGACACATAAGCCGAAAAGTCAAAAGAAATCGGTGTTTGAAAAAATCGACACTTCTATTCCAATAGTTCAGTCACAAAAAGAGCCACAATATGACGGCGAATTGACCGAAGAAGAATATGTGTAAAGAAAATTGATGTTAAAAAAACATAAACACAAGATGGTATATAATTCATAGTTTACAATGACTGTCATAGAAAATCCAATACAATTTCGAAGTAATATTGTTTCTAAATTGTGTGACATTTTGGAAGATGAGAAAAAGACGAAACATATTGAAACAAGTGTATACAATTACGCAATCAAGGAATCGCGAAGTAAGGAAATTATTATTAAATGGGAAAATCCAATGTTTGTCCACATATATTTAGACAGATTGCGGACAATTTATATGAATATGAAAAATCCGGAATTTTTGGAACAATTGAAAAGTGGCGAAATAACTCCTAAAGCATTGGAATCGATGACCCATCAAGAAATGAATCCTCAACGATGGTCAAAATTGATTGAAATGAAAATAAAGCGAAATGAATCCAGATATGACAATAAAGCAGTGGCTTCCACAGATATGTTTACTTGTAGGAAGTGTAAGTCAAAGAAGTGTACTTATTATGAAATGCAAACAAGAAGTGCGGATGAGCCTTCTACCATTTTCGTAACTTGTTTAGATTGTGGTAAAAACTGGAAATCATAAAAAATTGATTCAAATAAAAACGAAATAGAAATATCAATATATCATAATAGAATATATTGATAATGGCTGATTTTGAACCTGAAGAAATAAGTGATGTTGAATCTGAAATAGGTTCCGTGACGTCTGAAGAAGAACAAGAAACACAAAAAAAATCCAAGGGTTTCAAACTAAAAGAAAAAGTTAGAGGTGATGAAGACGATGATGATGAAGATGACGATGACGATGAAGATATTCAAATTGACGATGATGGTGACCTAAATATGGATGATGATGGTTCTTTGTCGGATATTGATAAAGATGAACGACACAAGGATTTGTCTTTAGAAGACGTGGATGGATTAGGTGAACACGGTCATTTCGACATAGATTTAGAAGAAGATGAAGAAGATGATGATGAGGATTATTTGAAAAAATTCGACGAAAATCTCCAGAAAAATATCATACAAGACCATCATCCGGAGCTCCACGTTCAAAACTACGAAGAAATCGAAGCATTATGCACAATTGTGAAAGATGCTAAAGGAAATATTGTAGACCCATTACATCGGACGATTCCGTTTATTTCTAAATATGAAAAGGCTCGTGTGTTGGGTGAACGGGCGAAGCAATTGGATGCTGGTGCGACGCCATTTATTGAGAATTTAGATCCGACTATTATTGATGGATATTTAATCGCATTGAAAGAATTCGAAGAGAAAAAAATCCCTTTTATCATACAAAGACCTTTACCTGATGGTGCTTGTGAATACTGGCGATTGAAGGATTTAGATATTCTTGCGTAATCAAAGTATTGTGTATGAAACCTGTGTATATATTTTTTATTGTTTGGTGCTGGTTTTCCAGAATGTATCACATTCGACACATAAATACACGTATTTCATATTTGCGTCGTCATATCTGAGATAAATAATTTCCGCGGGTGCTGACGATTTTTCATTTGTGGCACAATCTTTGTTGGGACATTTGACATTTTGAATGCGAGGAAGTGTGGGGTCATATTTGGTATATTTATTAATAATGTGATGGAGTTGATGTTCTTCAGATTTGAAGTGACTTTCCAGAATGACTTGTCCTTCGGGGTCATTAATGGATTCATTTGTTCCACATTGGCGACAAAAGTATGTCAATTGATTAGTATTTTCTGCGTCGATTCCAATATAAAGCATATTATCACACTCATTACAAAACTTCATTTTACTAAATATAGAATAGTAGTTGATATTATTCTATATTGTTTGATATTTTAGAATCAATTTTTTATGGAGGATTTTCTAAAGCGTTCAAACGGTTTAATATACTAATCATTTGCGATTCTATGGTTTGATTTTTGGATTTTAATGTGGCTATTTCTGCTTCCAACGTTGCGGTTTTGGCTTTCTCGGCTTGTAATTGACGGTCCACTTCTTGTAAGGCAGCAGTGGCTACTGTCCAAATCGCAGACTTATTTAGATTATTAAAATCATCTACACGTTGACCGTTTACAAAAATAAGATTCTTATTGTCATTCGAAATTAAACATTTATCAGACAAATCAATATTTACTTGTATTTTAGAATCATCTATGATGCTATTGATTTCTACCTCACAAGATGTATTACTTTTCTCTACAATTTCTAAATTTGTATATATATTACCAGAAGCATCTCGGAGAATATCATTTGTATTGAAATTTGAAAACTGAATAATATTGAAAACCCCACTGCTGTCTTGTAGAACTTCGCCAATCTGATATATATTTGGAACGTGTTCTTTAATTACATTAATTGATTCTGGAAACACTTCACCAACCTCTTGAGCAATAAATCCAAAAACAGTCTCTGACCCTCTTTGATATTCATTAATATAGTTATATGCTTTCGGTTTCAATAATCGTAGTTTTTGTAATGCTGTGTCGTCATTAATGTCAACAATATTTTTCTTGATTCTTCTGTCTGACGCAGTATGTAATTGATTACAATATACAGCATATTGAAAATAACCGCTATAATTCTGATTACTCGTTCCTCCACTCTGATAACTATTACCATCTGCATACGTTCCAGTCCAAGAATCACCACCCCTATTGGTCCATTTTAAATCTCTAACAGCAAACGTTGCGTATGATTGTGGGCTTGTAGTCCAAATACCTACACTTCCGGAACCATGTAGTGTAAATAAATCATTTAGATTACTCACGCCATCGCCACCTCCACGAATACAAAATACCGCAGCGTTGTTTCTAATCGCTGGTCCTATTGCCCAATCCCAATAACCCTGTACTGTATTTTCGAAATTGATCATAAATGAGTTATCAGTTGAATCGTTAAGCAAATCTTTTGCTAGATTTAAAATAGAAGAAGGACTCGTAGTCCCAATACCTACATTACCGCCATTTGTAATTGTCATAAATGGAGGTGTATAGCCTCCGTATTGTTGTACTCTAAAAGTAAACCCTTCATTACTATAATTAGTAAAAAAAACATGTTTATCCCATATACCTATATTTAAATCACCGGTATTACTTGTAATTTTAAGATCAGACCCTATTGTTGTTGTTGCGATGTGCAAGTTTGATTCAGGAGTCGAAGTCCCAATACCTACATTCTGCGTTCCATCTCCTAAAATAAACGTATTGTCGGCCCCCGCAGTGGAACCATTACCAATGGCCACAGCATTATTATATGTGCTTGTTGACGCATTATTACCAATCGCCACACTGTTTGTTCCAGTAGCAGTTGAACCAGAACCAATTGCAATTGTAGAACCAAAAGAAGCACCACCACCTCCTTGACTTTCTACATTAGTGACACGTAGATTTAAAGAGTTCAAACTAGCATCGTGGATATTCAAACTAGCATCGTGGATATTCATACTTGTATCCAACAGATTCAAGCTGGTTTCGTGAATATTCAAACTAGCATCAATAATATTGACACTTGTATCCAACAGATTCAAGCTAACATCGTGGATATTCATACTTGTATCCAACAGATTCAAGCTGGTTTCGTGAATATTCAAACTAGCATCAATAATATTGACACTTGTATCCAACAGATTCAAGCTAACATCGTGGATATTCATACTTGTATCCAAGAGACTCAAGCTAACATCAATTGTGTCTAAATGAACAGGAATATCGCTGCTGTAAGTAGCTTCCTTAGGACTCGAATCAGGGTCATACATAAGAACATAGTTTGGTGAAGGAAGAGCTACATTAGTGCCAGATTGTCGAATAGTATTCACGACAAGTTTGGTTCCAATGACGTCAGACTCTTCGATTGGAATTTCATCAGCAGAGCCCGCGTTACATCCAATAGAAATAGTATTGTGTCCAACAGAGAAGGACCCGTTTCCTAAAGACGTAGTTGAGCTCGATAGTTTCAAAAGAGTATTGTCTCCGGTTCCTTTTTTTACGACTACCGCGTTGGCATTTGTATTAATAATAACATCATTACCATCATTGGACATTTTATATATTACAATCTATATTATATAAAATGATTTATTTACGAAGGATTTTCTAAAGCACTTACTCTCGATAATAAATCCGCGACTTGGGATTCTAACGTAGAAACTTTGGTTTTCTCGGCTTGTAATTGACGGTCCACCTCTTGTAGAGCAGCAGTGGCTAGTGTCCAAATGGTATCTTTTTTTAAAGAATAAAAATTATCAACTTCTTGTCCATACACCAGTATATCTTCAGAGATTGAATCATTTGATACAAATACTTTTAAAGTATGATTATCTACTATCTCTGTAATATTAACAAATATTCTGTTTGATGAACTATCATATATTTCTAGCTTAGGATAAATATTACCAGAATTGTCTAGCTCTAGATCGGTTGTCATATTAAAACTTGAGTCACATACAATTATTCCATATGACAAATCATCACAATAGGTAAATGAACCCGGATAAAAAATATTTGGCACTGTAGCCGTAATTAAATTAACAGCTGTTGGAATTACTTCTTCTACTTCCTGAGCAATGAACCCATCTACTATTTGGTTTGTTTTATTAAGAAAATCTTTATACTTATATCTACAAGGTTTCAAATTCCGTAATTTTTCCAAGGATAATGTATCATTAATTTCCACAATATCTTTTTTGATTCGTCTGTCGCTATGAGCAGCAATCGCATATGCAACGAGAGAACCAGAAGTATAAATTGTTGTATTATCGAAATGCGAGTGTTGATTCACTGCCCAGTCAACGCCAGCAGCACCGTGTATGCCCACCATAGCATAATCATTACCATCAGGATACCAATCCACACCAGTGCTTAAGACATGAAGAGGGTAACCAGGACCAGAAGTCCCAATACCTACATTTCCTGATGAATTCATATTTAAACCGATTATATTATTAAACCCTCCGGTGCTAGTTCTAGGATTCAATTGAAGGACATCATCTTCAGAATACAATAAAAATTTTGTTGTGCCTGCTGTGTAAGGACTTAACTGTAAACCACCTCCTGCTATTGTCAATAGATTATCAGGACTCGTAGTCCCAATACCTACTCTGCCGTTTGACAATATACACATTCTTTGTTCGCTATTTGTTAAAAACCTCAAACCTGTTGAATTAATATTAGTTCCATTACAATCTGCAATATAAGGGGTATTACCACTAGTAGACCCCAATACAATACCAGCAACATCGTTAGCAGTAAACTTTGCTATAGCATTTGTTAAATTTGCCACGTTCGGATTTGTAATATCGGTGTTTCCAACTACTTCAAATGGAACATCAGGACTCGTAGTCCCAATACCTACATTCTGCGTTCCATTTCCTAAAATGATTGAATTGTCAGCTTCCGCAGTAGAACCATTACCGATGGCCACAGCATTATTATATGTGTTTGTTGAAGCGTTATTACCAAGTGCCATACTGTTTGTTCCAGTAGCACTAGACCCAGCACCAATCATAAATGTGCTTCCATTTAAATTCGATTCTAAATCATTTATTTGTTGTGGAATATCACTACTATAAGTCGCTTCATTAGGCACTGTGTCAGGATTATACATCATTACATAATTTGATGCCGGAGCACTTCCACCCGTTCCAGAACGTCTAATCGAATTTATCACTAATTTCCCCTGAACTTCCTCGGTGGCCTCTTCAAATGGAATGATTCCACTACCTTCACCGTTACTTCCAATCGATATAGCATTTAATCCAGTGGAAAATGAACCTTGACCCAACGACGTGACTGTATTAGACAATTTAAACAATGTTTTCTCACCGGTTCCTTTTTTCAGACTTACTGCGTTAGCATTTGTTACTATTACCATATCATTTGCTTCTGTTGCCATTTTATATATTCAAAAGTATATACATATACACACAAAACATATGTCTAAATAAATCAATAAATTCTAAAATATCCATAAATACCAAAAATACACTATCCCAAAAAATTGATTCAATAAATAGATTAAAATAAAATTGTATAAATATATCACAATATAATAACCAAGATGGCTACGATACAACAATCTAAAGAAATACCAACACAGGGAAAAGCCGCTTCCAAAAAAAAATCCAAACAATTCACACAGTTCCAAATTGATCATTGTAGGAAGAAAGAAGACCCCCGCGAAATTACAAATACGAAAATAGGAAATCAAAAACACGGGGTTTTGGGAGGTTCTTATCATATTCCAGATGATGAGTATGGTGATTTCTTGAATATTTACTACAACGAGGTTTTAGCGGCCGGTGGAAAAGAGCATTTTACTGAAAAGCAGATGGACAAAGGACCTATATTAGTCGACATTGACCTTCGGTTCGATGGTTCGATACAAGAACGATTATTATCAGAAGACCACATAGTAGATTTAGTAGATGGATATTTAGACACTTTTAAAGAAATTTATCATTTAGATGAAGATACTCATTTTCCTGTATATATTTACCAAAAACCTAAAGTGAATTTCATTCCCGACAAAAACATTACTAAAGATGGAGTTCATATCATATTTGGAATCAACGCGGACCGCCCCACACAAATGTATATTAGAAAACAAATGGTGGAAAAGACCAAGGAGTTTTGGGAAGGTCTTCCCATTATCAACTCTTGGGATGATGTGTTTGATGAAGGTATCAGCAAGGGTCATACAAATTGGCAACTTCACGGTTCTTGTAAACCCGAACACGTCCCATATGAATTGATTGATGTGTATGATGTTACTTTCGATAGTTCCGACGAGTCTTTCATGCAAAACAAGGTCTCTTTGAAAGATTTCGACGTAAAAACCAATTTGCCTAAATTATCGGCGAGATACAAAAACCATTACGAGCCATTTATCCGCAGAGAATATTCCGAGAAAATCAGTCAAGGTGCTCAAAGGTCTTCATCGGTTTCTCCAACAGCATCTTCGTCTAATCTTGTGGGAGGTTTAAAGAAATTGCGAAAACTGGATTTAGCGACAGTCTTATCCATCAAAAACAAATCTGAGCTGGATGAAGCGATTGAAATATTCTTGGAAAATCTTTCGTCAAACGAATACGACATACGAGAATCATATGAGTATACAATGTGTTTGCCAGAATCATATTATGGCGAAGGTTCATACGATAAATGGTTTCGTGTTGGATGTGCGTTGAGAAACATCGACAATTCACTGTTCATTGTATGGTTGGCTTTCAGCTCTCAATCTCCTACATTTAGATTCAATGATATTCATGAATTGTATGATAAATGGCTGAGGTTTGATATGTCGAATCCGCACGGATTGACAAAGCGTTCCATCATACATTGGGCTAAACAAGACGCACCTGAGAAATTCAAACAAGTTCACGAATCCACGATTGATTATACGATAGAACTTACACTTGAATCTAAATTGGGGGATGTGTCGGCCAATGATAAAAAACCTTGTGGTTGTGGTGACTTCGATTTAGCAATGGTGTTATATCAGTGTTGTAAAGACCAATTTGTATGTGCCAGTGTAAAATCCGGAATCTGGTATCAGTTTATTAATCATCGATGGGTTGAAAATGATTCTGGAACGTCGCTAAGAAGATGTATATCAGAAAGAATAAGGAATTTGTATAATGCGAAGGCGGCCAAGTTAATGGAGGCACAGGCGAATTATCCCGAAGGCGATGAACGCACAATAAACTTACAGAAAAAAGCTCAGCGAGCATTGGAAATCGTGGCGAAGTTGGGACGCACCACAGACAAGAAAAACATAATGGTAGAGGCGAAAGAATTGTTTTACGACGGCCGCTTTCTAGAAATGACAGACACGAATCCATATTTGCTTTGTTTTAAGAATGGTGTGTGGGATTTCAAAGAGAAGGTCTTTCGGGATGGTAAGCCGGAAGATTATCTTACAAAATCAACAAACAACGAATACATTCCCATTGACAAGGAGCGAGATGCCAAGGTTTTGGAAGAAATCCACGATTTTATGGCAAAGCTGTTTCCAATTGAAGAATTACGGATTTATATGTGGGAGCACTTGGCATCGACATTGATTGGAACGTCGCAAAATCAAACATTCAATAATTATATTGGTTTTGGACAAAATGGAAAATCCGTGTTGGTCTCATTGATGGAAACCATATTAGGTGAGTATAAAGGCGATGTTCCTCTTACACTAATGACTCAGGGCCGAACGAAAATCGGTGGGTTGGCACCTGAAATCGTTGCTTTGAAAGGTTTGCGTTATGCCGTCATGCATGAACCGTCTAAAGGTGACCGTATTAATGAGGGTATAATGAAACAGCTTACAAGTGGGCTAGACCCAATACAAGCACGTGCTCCTTATATGATAAATGCGATCAGATTCATCCCACAGTTTAAATTGATTGTTTGTGCTAATTATTTGTTGGAGATTAAATCGATGGACCATGGAACGTGGAGGCGTATTCGTGTGGTGGATTTCTTGTCCCTTTTCACAAAGAATCCTGTGGATGACGACCCAGAAAAGCCTTATCAGTTTATGATTGACGAAAACTTGCCGGATAAGTTCGAAGTATGGAAAACGGTCTTTATGTCGATGTTGGTAGAAAAGGCGTTGGAAACCAATGGCGTGGTCAACGATTGTCCGATTGTGATGGCTTCAAGTAATGCTTATAAAAAGAAACAAGATGTATTGGCGGAATTTATCGACGAGAAAATCATGGAATGCGAAGGCAGAATCCTTACCAAGACCACTATCAATCACGAGTTTACCAACTGGCACAACAATACATATGGAGGAAAATGCCCCAGTCCGAAAGAATTACACGTGTATTTGGACAAACAGTTTGGAAAATGTACGCCGAAAGGATGGATGAATGTATCTATACGAGTAGATATGGCATGTGCCGACGAAGATGATGGCTCGGACATTGACGAAGGTGAAATACCGGACAATGACTTATAAACACACTAGCACTAGCACTAGCACAATAATATTGAAAACCACAAAAATATTATTATGTATGATATACGACCTATTTTTTTCTAGGCAAAATCATTTAAACAGGAATTAATGATATTTATTACTTACATGGATACTAAAGATGAGTTGATTCAATCCTTGGTGTCATCCAATTGTATTAAAATTGGCAAATTCGACTTAAAATGTGGAGATACATCTAAATACTATTTCGATATGAAAAATTTAATTTCTTATCCGGAACTTTTGAAAAAAATCGGAGATGAAATATACGAAAAACTCAAACAAATTGACTTTGATATTATATGTGGTATTCCTTATGGAGGGTTACCAATCGCGTCATATATTTCAACTACCTATGGTAAACCTATGATATTTGTTCGAGATAAAGCTAAAGAATATGGAACACAAAAGCAAATCGAAGGTGAATACAAAAAATCCGACAAATGTGTTATTATCGATGACGTCATCACAAGTGGGTCCTCTGTTCAGCAATGCGTGGATGTAATTGAAAGTGAAGTCAATATAGTGAACATAATGGTAATATTCAATAGACAACAACATATAACATTGAATCGTCCTTTCCAATATTTGTTATGTAAGAACGACGTTGTTCGGTATCGTTTAAAACAAATATCCACACAGAAGAATTCGAAGTTGTGTTTTTCGGCAGACATTCAAGACACAGAGAAAATCATTCGTATTTTGAATGACATCGGTAAGCATATTGTAGTGTGTAAGATTCATTATGATATTATGAATGATTTCGAGAATAGTTTCAAAAATCAATTGATCGATCTATCTATTCAATACGACTTTTTGATAATGGAAGATAGGAAGTTCAACGATATATCTTACATCGTGGAAAAGCAATATGCCCGATTTTCGAACTGGGTCGATATGGTGACCGTCCATTCATTGGTTTCACCAGAAGTCATTTCAAAATTATCTGGTGCGTTTATTGTGGTAAATATGTCGAATAATACCTATGATTTCACAAATGAGGGTTTGTTTTTATGCAAAGAAAACCCAAACAATGTATTAGGTTTTATTACACAGAAACGTATCAAACACGATGAACTACCTCATTTAATTTGTATGACGCCCGGTGTATCTCATAAAACGACCTCTATTAGCGATCAAACATATAGAAGTATGAGTGATATCGACGCTGATTTTTTCATTGTAGGAAGAGCGTTATATAATTCGGAAAATATCAAAGAAGACATTTTACACTATGTATCATAAGAGGGTATTGCCTATTTTTTTCCGCGGCCATATTTACAATATTGTTTTTGAGAAAATCCTTTTGGATTCTTACAGTCAATACTGCGTTTATATTTGGCCGACCATTTTCTAGAACGAGTCTTTTTGTTTTTTGGTTGAGTTTTTCTGTTTGTTTTTCTTGTTTTCGGCATTATATACATATACCCATATTTTAGTAGCCGTTCATATATACATCAGAATAAATTTGGGATGTGGCTAAAGAATATACATACGTCCAACTCACATACAAAATATATTCAATGTAATAGATGTATACAGGGAACAATGCGACTAACAAGAAAATCCCTGCCTTTTTCACCATAGAAAAGTCTTTATTGAAATACAGGGCAATAGCCAACCCGATTAAAATGATGAAGAAAATGTATACTAAATAAGTTTTAATATTGAGTAGCTTTTGGACGGCTTCGAATTCGTATGCTGAACGTTGAAAATCGGGCGACGATTCTTCCGACAACCGTTTCAATTCTTTGTCGATAGTGGCATTTTGTTCATTGACTTGTTTGGTGAGTTTCTTGTATCCACTTACAGTAATATCGCGTATTTTTTTCATATAGTCTTTGTATGACTCATTTACAATATTAACACTTTCTTTTGTGGCCATTATATCTATTTATATATATATGTATATAGATAGATAAAATCAAGCATATTTGGCATAATCTTCGAATTCAAAAGAACCATTCGATTGTGTTTGGAATCCTTCATTAGGATTCTTTGGGAATGGCATCAATGTATATTCTGGTGTAGCATTCATAGGAGCATCTTCTGGAGAAAGACCAGCAGAGTTTTCACCTTGTTCTCCATTTGCCGCATTTTCACTATTGCCACCTGCTGGTTTCCTACATAATGCTTTTTTCTCGTCCCACACAGTGTTAGGTCCACAGCATTGGGGTCCGATACATCCAAATGGACCGAACCCAGTGCCGGGTGTTGGTGTAGGAGTAGATGTGGGAATGCCGATTTTTTTGAATTCAGGTCCGGGGTAATTAAGTTCATCATAATTCAGTGGGTTGTGTTTTTGGATTTCGGTGTATTGGAAATACAAGACTACGAATCCTAAAAATACCACAATAATGACTACAATATCAAACACAATACTTGGTATGAATGGTAGATAATTGGGTAGCAATCTCATTAACCAAACAATGACTAAAGCAATTGTCAGCACAGCAATCATTTTCAAATAAGCGGAATATCGTTTTCTATAACTATCATTCAAGTTCAACATACGATTTTGGCTTTCACGTGCTTCATCGATTTGTTCTTGTTTGTGTTCAAGACGCTGGTTCTCGCGTTGGACCAAGTCTTTGACGTTGATTTGATCAGACAGAACATTTTTCATACCGTCATTAAGAACACCCATTGAATCATTGATTTGAATCAAATTGTCCTGCATATCAGACAAAGGTGGTGGATTTTCATTATTGTATAAAACATTCGTTATATCCGCAATTTGTCTTGCCTGAACATTTTCAATACCGTGTAAATTATTAATCGACATATTGTATATATATTTATTATATATATACATTCTAATTTTTTTCAAACAAAATTCAAGAAGATGAAGAACTCACAAAAAGGGCAGCCACTAAAAGAGTCGCACAAGCAATCGTTCCAGACACATACATCGTATTTTGTTGTATGAGTAGTTCATCAATATCTTCATTGATGGCATCTAAAGTATCTTTATCTTTGTGAATATATGGATTGATTTTCTTATCTCTTTGGAGAACCCAGTGGTCATCGTATTTTTGATTGTGTTTCAGGAAAAAAGCATTTTTCTCTTTCCATTTATCGGTGTTTTCTACGATTTCATCTCTGTTTTGAATAATATTATTACCTATGGCAACATAATCTGCTTTTAAATCGTCCATATTAGCGGCCATACTTTGAAAAGTAAGAGGTGTATGAGTTGGTAAAGGTGTTGGTGTCATATATATATCTAAATATATTACATTTTCATAAACAAGAAAAATAGAAGACTAGTAGCCAAAACGGTTCCAATAACGGTTGTGTAAATAGTGTAATCCAGTTGTTTTTTAATATCGGCGAAATTATCGTCTTCATATAAAGAATCCAAGTCCTTATCTAGTGAAGAACGTAATTTTTCATTTTCTCTTTGAATTTTCATTATTTTATCATAATTGTCTTGGAACTCGGGTTCTCCACTCTTATCTACAAGTTGTTGAAGGATATTCGTTTTAAAACTCGCCAACATATTATTCAAATCTTGTAATCTCTGGCACAATTGTTTTTTATCAGAAAGAACATTTGGATTTGTTTCAGAAACCATTGAAGAATACGACGGAAATCCATATTCGTAATTAGACCCTAAATTACTAAATATTTTTTCGCATTCAACTTTCGAAATAGTTGGCTTCTTCGGCATTCGCGGTATCTTCTCATACAAATTACATTGTCCGGCTATTTGTGCCATTTTTATAAACTTGTTCACCTCACTCAATATATAGTTTTCAGCATCAAACACATTGTATGGTCCCTTTGTGGTATATAGTTCATTGTTTGCCGTGTCTCTTTTGTCGACATATGATGGATTCAACTGGGAACAATCTAATGCGGGTTTTGATTCGTGAATATATATATTGTGTTTGTTCAATGGATGTTTGGTGTTGGTGTTCATATATATAGTTTTCTAGATATATATATGTTAGATTTTCTTTATGAACTAGGAGCAACTGCTTTGGCGATTTCTTCTGGTTTGGCATTTGACAATAAATATACCGCCGCCAATCCAGCCAACACTCCTGCGGACATATTAATCACTTTCAAATACGCAGATTTATAAGCAATATTGGCGTCTTCATACAATTGGTCACTAGCCATTCCGGTGTTTTTCTTGACACGAAGTTCATTGGCCTTATTTTTGTTCTTACATATAGAACGGTAATAATTGTACACTTCTTCCACAATATTACTTGTATCAACTCCTACAGATAATTCACCCAATGATTCTGTAGGATCCGCATTTCCTTTTGATTCTAAAGTAATATCAACAGAATTCAAATTGTCTACTCCGGCTAACACGCTTTTCTTCAAATTAGCTTGTTGCGATTCGTCTAAATTAGTAGTATCTACCAATTCACAATGAGAATGTGGATTGTTGTCATACACTTGATTTCCTATTGGTGTACATTTACAGCCGTTTTCTCCTGTATCGTCATAGTAATACGCTTGATAATGATAATGTAGTTTCGTGCATTTATTAGTAATCAAACACTTGGGTTGTTTTTTGTTTGTCGTGAAAAAACTAGTGGTTTCGTTCGATGACGCCGCTTTTTTAGTGTCCATTTCAGGGATTCCGTCCAATTCTCCTTCTGGAATTTTTTCTCCAAAAGGGCTCACTGAGACACTTTTGATGGTTGGAAATCTGAAGTTCAAATTCATTTTGTCGCCGATTTTACCATATTTATTTTGTTTGAGAGTAATAACACCTCCATTATTGGTTTGGAAATCGTAGCTGTTGGTTTTGTCGTCGAGTTTCATATTTCCTTTTTTTGTAAAAGCATACATAACATCTTCGAAATTATTGATACCTTCATCTAAATCAATGTTCTCCAAATATATTTGAAGATTTTGCTCAATATCTCTCATAAAGTTTTCTTTGTTATTAGGCTCTAGGATTTGTTTACATTTGTCTTCTGAAACTTTTCCTTTTCTATCCGTGATGATATTAGCATTATCTGATTTAAATTTTGAATATAAAAAATCATTCTCATTATATCCAATGGTGAGATCTGACATATTTATTTAAAGTATAATATAGTGTTTGATTTTATTTTTACACACATACACGATAATATGTAGCATCCACTGAAGTGACACTTTTACGGATTAGTCTACAAATCTGTTTTGGTCTCAATCCTACAGCTAATGCTTGTGGGTCGAATCTTGATATTTCCGGTAAACTACTTACTTTGTCGAAATTTTTCTCGATTTTTAATCGTGCTACTTCATCTTTATCCAATATATCAATTTCTGGAACAAGGGTGTGTTTCAATATATTGAATTGAAGACGTTTGATATTATGAACAACAACAAACACACCATCGTGGTCATACAAATACTTTAGTTTGGTAGTAATCGTATCGTTCGGTTCTTCTTCTGAAATCACAATGATGGTGTCTTTTTCTTTATTGGTCAATACATTTTCAATGTCAAATAAATCTTCTACGAGTTCATCTAAATTCTCCTTTCTGATCTGTTTATTGTTATTATTTAGCATATGTTTGACATATACTTTAGAACCATCGCTTTGACGTTCTACCAACATATCTAATTGGCTGTTCGAATACATCGAATTGATTTCATTCACACTAAACGTTGTATACTCAGACACATCGTATTTTTGATGTTTTAGCAATTCCAATATTATGTTTCTCGCATTGTATACTTCCAAAATATAACTGCTAGATAATGATGACATCAGACAATTTGTATTATATATATTTACTATCTTTTAATTTGTTTGAATCAATTTTTTAATAACTTTGATTTCTAAAACTTTAGGAATTTTAATGATTTCAAATTCTAGGTTCTCAAATTTCTTTGAAAATATTTCATTCGAAGAAATTCAATTGGAAATATTTAGGAGTTTTACTTTTCATTTTTTCATACAAAATATTTCGAAGGATTTGAGAACCTGTTGAGAACCAACCATCCAAAAATGACCGATTTTAGGCGTTTTTCGAGGATTTTCATATTTTAGGTTCTCGAAGGTTCTCAAACTCTTTAAAAAAATTTGTTTAAAAAAAATCAAACAAAAAATACTTTAGGAAAAATATTCGAAATCCATGATCCGAAAATATTTAGGATGTTTGAGAACCTTCAAATATACTTTTCCAAAAGTTCTCTAAAACGATTGTTTTCTTCTGTTTTCTTTTGTTCTATTTTAGCATCTCTGATTTTGTCATAAAATGCTTTGTCTGTAAGTATTTTATGTATGGTGTTTTCGTATCTCAGTTCTGGTTCAAGTGACTCTTGGTATTGTTTGTAGTTTTCGATGTCTTGTTTATGTTGTTTGATGAGTTCCCTGTGGTGGCTTGGATGGACACCAGAAAGGTCTAGTTCCATAATTCCTTTGTATCCGGGTATTGTTTTATTCATATTGATGTATAATAGATTGTATGAAAATATATTATCGATTTTCTCAAACAAGAATATTTAGGAAAATCATTCATCTTTGATAAAATAATAGATAGGATAGTTTGTGTCTGGTTTGAACAAGAAATGTATTTTGAAATTCATTTTGGCTGCCCAGTCATTAACAGCATTTTTTGTTTCGGGCCAAATAGAACCATAATCGTCGCCAAGCAACCAACCACCTTTTCTGATTTTCTTCCACCAAAAGTTCAGATCATTTGTAACTGCTTGATAAGAATGGTCAGCGTCTATAAAAACAAGGTCTAAATGTTCGTCGGGGACTTCATCGTTGGTAATGTCTGTGCTACATTTGCGATACCAAGTGTATTTATCGTTGTAGGGTTGTAGATTCAACTTGATATTTTTGACAAGGTTCTCGAATCCTCCGTATTTCAATACATCATTGGCGAAATCATCGTTGGGATAATATTTAGTCGGATCAATCAAATATAAATGGTCGATGTTTGTATTGTCTAAAATTTCCTTTGCGTGAAGACCATATCCTATACCGACTTCAGCACACTTTTTGAAATTGTTTTCATTAATCACTTTTGATACTACACCATAATATAATCGTATCCATGAACACATCTCTTTTCCACTGATTAAATCCTTATAATAATCATCCATCATATACATTCATTTCATAAAGATATTTCAAGAATAGAACACAAAGGATATTTAGGAAATTTTCATTTCATTTTTCATACAAAATATTTTAGAAGGATTTGAGAACCTATTGAGAACCAAGAATAAAAAGTCCAAAAATGGCCGATTTTTGATTAATTTAGGGGATTTCTTATGTTAGGTTCTCAATAGGTTCTCAAATCCTTTAAAAAAATTTCTATGAAAAAAATCGAACAAAAAATACTTTAGGAAAAATATTGGATTCTATACATCCAAAATATTTCAAGGTGTTTGAGAACCTATTTATATTTAGTTGTTCGTTTCTTAGTTTTTTTAGATTTCTTTTTGGTTCTTCTTGTTTTTCTTCGTTGTTTAGGTTTTCCTCCGCGTGGTTGCATATTGAAAAAATCAGCTCCCAGCTCAGGTAAATCCCCAAGTAGTGCCATAATTTCATCATTTACTCTATTTCTATTATGTACTCTCATTTCGTGATAAGAATCCGGGATTTTTCTGGATGGCCGACTTTCTCTGTATCTTTTATTTCTCTCATTTTGTCCCTCTAATGCTTTTCTTTTTTGGTCATTTGTTCGGTTGTCTTTAGGTTCAGGGGTTGCTCCCAATCGAACTGCTTCTTCTTCACTGATGGATGTTGAGTCTAAAGTATTATTGAATGGTATCATACAATCTAATTTTGTAGTGTTGTAACCAGTTTGTTCAAGTTCTTTTTTGATGATGTTATGTTTGGTTGCGTATAAATGATACATTCTGAACTTCACATTTGGACTAAATAATGCAACACTATTAAGCATATTACAGACAAATTCCATATAAAAAATTTTCTGTTCTAACTGTTCAAAACTCTCTAAGAAAAATATAAGATAAACTAACATAATGTTATAAAAATCCATATTTGGTTTTCTTTTATGAAGTAAATCTATGATTATAGATTGTATAATTTCATTAAAGTTGTCTGGAAACATTTTGAATAAAGTATAAATTGTATCGTGAATCGGATTTTGAACGTGCACGTTTGATTGAATTATGGAATCTTGGTCAAAAACGTTAGGATTTTGTTTGAAGTGTTGAGTCGATATTGCTTTCATAATGACATATGTATTGTACACCAATGTTTTCATTTCATTTATGAATTCCTTTCTATTTTCATAGTTTTTTATTCCCATGAAAGAAGTATTTTCTCGTTTTATACGTTCGATAGTTTCAATATTGATTCTTACTTTTTCATATGCTTCTTCAAATATATCTTTATTTCCAGACATATAATTTTATATATAAATTCAGATATTTTATATTCGTGTATTCAAAAATATAAAATGGTGTAAATCACGCTTTTTTAACGAAAAAACTCTTGGTAAAATCAAGAATAGACCCCGAACTCTCTTCTTTCTTTTCGTCTTTTTCTTCGGCTTTCTTTTCCTTTTGTTCAGGTTCTCGAACATCTTTCATATTGATCGACCCCGAAGTATTGGTATTTGTAGGATCATTTCCATCATTCCCATGGACTTCATTCTTGTCTCCTACAACGACGGTAATATTCGGAGCAGCCATTGGAGGTGCCATTGGTTGTAGTGGTTGAGGTGTAAGAAGTGGTCTATTGAACATTTGTTGCTGCTGTTGTTGTGTTTGATACAATGATGGGTCAATCGTAAATGGATATGTGATTTCATTGGGTTCTACGACTAAAACGTTGTCTTTTTGAATGTGTGGGTTATTCGTTTCAATAGTAATAAATTCGGGACCTATTTTCTTTATTTTATAAACAATAGGTCTTTGTGTTACAGGGTCAACGGTAATATTCTTGAGTATCACGTCATCTCCTACAGCAAATTCCTTGTTTTCATCGTCATCTTTTTTCTTGGCACCACCCATTAAAGAGTCCGGTTCCCATTCAGGCGTTAATTGAGCGAATTCGGGCTCATCATCGTCATCGTCTCTAGGAGGTGCCCATTCCGGTGAAGAAGGTGCGAATCTAGGCTCATCGTCGTCATCTCTAGGAGGAGCCCATTCCGGTGAAGATGGAGCATAAGGTGGACTATCAATAGGATAATCATTGTGTGGGAGTTGCGTGGCTTCTTCTTCTGCGTCAGGAATATCAAACGCTTGGTCGACGCTTTTATTTTTCAAATCATCTGTAGGGTCTTTCTTTTTGAGAGCTTCGCGAATGTCGTGTTGTATCTTCGAAATAGTTTCCTTTGTCTCCAGATGTTCCAAGTGTGAGAGTTTATTAATGTTTTTCGAAAATGAAAGTTCTT